ATTTATCGAAGGTGGCAAAAAAAGCTACTAATGACCCTGTGTTCAAATTTCTTGAGCAAAGACATCAGTGGCAAAGACGTAACTTTGAAGTTCACACTGCATTTACAGCTAGTGAGGAATTTGCAGTTGCTGAAGTATTAAATGACGCAGAGGACATAGTTTTTACTTGCAAATATGACGAGTATGGTAAGGTAGCAAGTGCATCACAATGTTCGTTTTTATTACCTGGTCAAGTAATTGCAATGAAGGGTGACGATGGAGTAGTTTACTACTTACAAATTAGCGCTTCTGCAACAGTAGCTACAGGAACAAGCCCAACTTTAGCTGGTACTACTATCGGTCATGATACAGACGATAATAAAACTACTATTGAAGGTCTTGCTTTAACAGCTATTGGAAAAGCTATACCTAATGGTACTGTATTTAGTGCTGGTAATAAATGTCAAGTAGTTGGTACAGCATTTGCTGAAGGAACTGATAGTCCTATTGGTTGGGAAGATAAATTGTATGACAGAGAAGGATATTGTCAAATCTTCAAAACTGGTATGAATATCTTTTCTGGTACAGCTTTAGCTACTGAATATAGAGGTATTGCGAATGAATTTCAAAGAATCTGGCAAGATAAGTTAATGGAACATAAAATGGATATAGAACAAGCTATGCTTTTTGGTATGGGTTCTGCTTCAAACGAAACATCTGCTGGCACTGCGCCAACTAGATATTCTTGGGGTATCTTACCTTATACTGAAACTTATGGTAAAGTATATAATATGTCTTACAGCTCATCTGGCTACGATGCTTTCTTAGATGCAATGGAAGATTTTTTCGCTCCTGAATCTGGAAACAGTGGTGACAAATTAGTATTAGCTTCAAGAAAAGTTATTACTTATTTAAACAAACTAGGAAGCGGAAGCTTTTTAAATAATTCTGTAGGTTCATCTCAATACAGACTTGACGTACAAACTATCCCTGGTGCTTTCGGGCATACAGTAACAATGGTAAATACTATATTTGGTAATTTACACTTTGTTCAAGAGCCTTTATTAAGAGGACCTTGGGAAGATTACTGCGTTGCAGTTGATATGAAGAATGTATCTTATAGACCACTTGTGGGTAATGGTGTTAGTCGAGACACTTATATTGAAACTAATGTACAAGACAACGGCGTTGATGGCAGGCAAGACCAAGTTATCACTGAAGCTGGATTGGAAATTAGTGTTCCTGAAACTCACGCAATTCTTAAGTTTTCTTAAGGGGAGGTAGATTATGGCAATAGTAGGAATTAATGATGTTGCAATTACTGATGGAACTCATGGTGCTGATAACTATGGAAAGTATGGTAAATGGACTGTTAACACTGTTGAAGGTATTACTTATCTGTCTCATGCTGAGTTAGACCCTACTGATACTGATGCTATGTTAGTTAGCCCTGGTATTAAAGGGACTTGGATTAATGGAAAAAAGATTGTAGTTGGCTTTAACATTACAACGGCTGGAGCTGATGTTGCATCTGATTTTCATATTGAAGGTTCTATGGATGGTAAAAATTGGGTTATGATTGGTTCATCTCTTGATGACGATATTACTCCTAATGTAGCAGGCGTTCAACTATATACGGTTGATTTGTCTGATTATACATTACCATGGTATAGATTAGTAAATAATGATGGTACTGACGACCAAACAACTATCAAGATTATTTTCTTGGTATCTGGAATAAATTCTGAGTATACTGAAGGTTTAGGCCTTGATGATGCTGACGATTCATTCATTGGTGGTATAGGTGCTGACCCATCATAGTAAGTGGTTAGTTTAACAATCGTAGGGGGAGCTTCGGCTCCCTCTACATAAATTTAAGGAGATAAAATGAGCGAGTTAACAATAACGCATAATAGCATAGCTCAAACAGCAAAAGCAGGAGCTAGTGTAAAAGGCGGAGTTATAGCTAGAGTTACACCTACTGTTATTGCAGGTACAACAGAAAATAATGATGTGATGTTTAATGCAACAGAAATTCCTAATGCAGTATTAGAACGTGGAGGTGTTTCTAAGTTAGTAGGTATTACTATAATTGACAAAGACAATGAACAGCATGATATGGATTTAATTTTTATGCAAGTTCAAACAAATTTTGGTACAGCTGGGTCAGCATCATCTATAACACGTGCAAATCTTGTAGCATCTAAAGTAATAGGTTCTCTTCCAGTAGATTTTTCAGACAGTACATCAGTAATTGCATTAAATTCAGGTAGTGCATGTGTTTATACAGCTTCAAGTTTATTAAGAGGTGCTACAAGCGCTAGTACTGATACATTACCTATTCTTTTACAAGCAGAAAGTAATTCAACAAGTGTATATTTTACAGCACTTGTAAGAGAAGAAGCTGATTATGCTGCAGTTGATGATTTAGAATTTGTATTTCATATTGAGTATATGGATTAATGGCTACACCAGGCGCATCAATAGCAGATAGAATTACAGACTTAATAGGCTCTGAGTATGCTACTATACCTAGTTTAAGTTATATAGATTTAATTAATGCAGCTTTTAATGAAGTTGCAGATACTATTAATGAGGATTTATTAATTAAATATTCTGCAGCATCACAAGCGGTTACTAGTGCTAGTTCAGGAACTGAAGGAAGCGGCTTTTCTATAGAAGATAAAAAGGTTTTAAAAGTAACTAGAGTAGATGCTAATAGTAATGGAATAGAAAGGGAATGTGCTCCTTTATTAAGAGCAGAATTTTCTTCTGCTAAAGACTCTGCTAGTATTTATTATGCTACTGCGCATAGCCCTGTATATAGTATAAATGGAAATACAGCAGCTGCAGAAGTTTTAATATTTCCACATTGTAATGGAAGTGGGCAAACAGGTAGAATATTTTATTTTTCATATGCTACTAATTCAACAAATTTAACAGCTATTACTGCAGCTACTTTAAATACAACGCATTTTTTACCTAGCAATTTAATACATGCTATAGTTTTAAAATCATGCGTAAATATATTATCTAGCTATATAAGTAAACAGGTTCAAGATGAAGAAGATAGTGAAATGCTTACTTTAGTTGGTCAACAACTACAAGGGCTTGAAGCTTCTTATCAAAAAGAAGTATCAAGATTTATAGACGATTCAGGTAAACCAGGAGCAGAATAATGAGTATAAAAGAAATGATAGAGTTAGTCAAACAACATCATCCTCATATGGGGCAGACAGAAATAGTCAAACTTTTAAATAGGGCTAAAGATGACTTTTGCTCTAAGACAGAAATTATAAAGGATTCTTATACTACAAGTACAGTAGCTAATCAAAGATATTATACTTTAGATAATAAAATTTTAAAACTTAAAGAAGTTTATTTAGATGATGTTAAAATACCTATGTTAACAGGCAAACCTTTAATAGATGATAGTACAGGAGAAACAGGATAATGGCAAGTAGAAAACAAAGAGCTTGGTTTGTTGATAAGCTAAAAAGAATTGGAATAGTAGAAAAAGCTTTTAATGCTGTTACTAAAGATGGTTATCAATCTGATTGGAAATCTATAACAGAAGCAAAAACTTTAACTTTATACACAATATCTAGAGATGCAGATTTAGATACAAGTGCTTTAACAAATACTTTTACTATGATTCCTCTTCACTTTCATGAATCAATAGTATATAAGGTTATAGCTCAGGGATATAAAGACCCAAGAAATATGGACCTTAATAATGCTCAATATTTTGATGGAGAATATTCAATATCTGTAAAAGAAGCTAAAAAGTTTTCAAAAAGTAATTATCAAACTATGGGTAGAATTGCTCAACAAGATTTTTAGGAGATAAATGGCAACAACTTGGACAAGACAAGCAATCACATCTGGTGATGAAGTAACTAGTACGCCAGAAGCAGCTACAGGCTGGACAAAGCTATCTATAGCATCAGAGGCTGTAGGTGGTAATCTTTCTTTAGGCGATGTTACTTATGTTACTGATAGCTCTGGTACTGGAACTTTACAAAACATAGACGCTTTAGATGCTACTACAGAAACAACAATAGAAAACGCAATAGATAGTTTGCCAAATTTAGCTACTATTGGAGGCAACTTAAGCATTACAGGTGATTTGACAATTTCTGGTGGCAATATAACAAACTCTATAACATTTGATAGCGGTATTGCTAATGCAGGAACTATATCAGCAGGTACATGGAGCGGTACAGCTCTTGTAGCAGCTAAGGTTCCAGCTCATGATGATTTAACAGGTTTTGTAGCAAACGAACACCTTGATTGGAGTGCAGACCAAGGCGATACAAATATACACTCAGGAAACTACACAGATACTACATATTCAGGCGGTACAAATTTAACATTATCTGGAACTACTTTTAATGTTGATGATGCATTTGTTAAAAATAGTACTGACGATACTATGACTGGTTCTTTAACTATTGACAAATCATCTGGAACGCAATTATACTTAAAAGCTAATACTAACGACTATGCTACATTTACAGTTGCAGATACAGGAGATTTAACTATTGCTACTATTGGTGATGGTAGTTTTGATTCTGACTTAGCATTAGATGTAGACGGAGATATAGAATTAAATGCAGATGGAGGTGATATAGTATTTAAAGATGCTAGTGCTTCATTAGCTACTATAAATGGGGATGGTTTGACTATAAACAATATTTCGGCAATAGGTAGCGATACTGATAAGTTTTTAATGTCAGATAGCGGAGTTGTTAAATATGTTACAGGTTCAAATTTACTTACATATGCAGGAGCTCAAAGTGCTTTAACATTTGGTATTGCTAATACTAATGCAGTAAAAATAGATGCAGCAGATGTTGCAGATGATGAATATGCTAGGTTTACAGCTAACGGATTAGAAAGTAGAACACTTGGAGAAATTAAAACTGATATAGGTACAGGTAATAGTGCATTAGTGCCAGCAGCAGGTTCATCTGGACATTTTTTAGCACACAATGGAGCATTTGCTCAAGTAGCATATTCTAATTTATCAGGTACACCTACTATACCTACTAACTATGTAACTAACGATGCAGATGATACAATGGCAGGTACATTGACAATAGATAAAGACTCTACAGCTACATCTACTGGTAATGTAAGTGGAGCAATAATAGATTTTGACCATACAGGTATTTGTGCTAGTGGGCAAGCTATCAACAATAGAGCTTTTACTATAGCATTAAATTCAAATTCCCCTACTCATGTAGGCACAGTTAATAATTTTGGTATAGTAAATACTGTAACAGGAGGAACAAGTGGTACTCAAACTAATTATGGGTTTTATAATACAGTAGTATCAGCAGATACTAATGTAGGTATATTGCAAAAAGTTACTGATGGTGGTACAGATTTACAGTTTCTTAGTTCAGCAGACACAGGAGATTACTTTAGTATTGCTACAACTGCACATGGAGCTACTACACTTGCAACTGTAGATGATGATGCAACTGCAGCAAATTTAACTTTAGATATAGATGGTGATATAATATTAGATTCTC